AAACTACCGAGGTTACTCAGGGATTTACCACAGATGAGCAAGCTAATGAGCAAAAAGTTGTGGACATCCCGGAGGAACCGTTTACCTTCAAAGATTACTAAGTGTACAATAAAAATTTGTGTCCATCAGAGGTTGGTTATAATTTGCTGGACCCTCGACGGCCAGAGCACCGTATTGCCTGGCGTTGTGGGTACTTGACATATAAAATCGTGAGCTTACCAGAAAAACTTGTGTCTCATGCAATTTCTACTCATATAGGTTTAACGGTGTCAGATAAAATGATGGACTACATTCGCCATCTTTTAGCTAACACAATTAAAGCCAAGGACACTCTGTTATTTAAAAGTTTTGACAAACAGGAGCTGTTGTCGAAGACAAGCAATGATGTCAAAGATTATGTGATAGAGTATCTTCCAAGAGTAGTGTTGCAGCACCAGGTCATAAGGAAGCACATAGACCGAGAAAGTGACACAACTGTGCATATAACACGCGGTCTTTTAAACTTCGTGGCCCTCCTTTTGTATATCATGGTATATTTCACTTGTACGCTGTTGACATTCCCATTAAGGTGGACTTTAAAGACAACGGAAGGTTTACTGGAATTGGCGAAAGATCCAAGCTCGCTCTTAAAACGTGCAACTTCATTTGCCAACCCGGTAGAAAACCTTTAGTTGATATTAATAACACCAAGCGTACTGTATTCACTGGTATACGGCACGACATGGTTGAGAGTAGGCTTACTCCTAACTCTCTTAGTTACGCTGCATACAGATTATTCCATGACAAAGCTGGTTTTGAGCAGCTTGTTGTTTACCAGGCTATTTCTACCAATGCTGTTGAACTTGATGATTATGCTGATTACTTGGCTGGCCTACTTCAGTTTGAAATGGCCACTCATGATCATATTATTAGTGTCCGTGACGAGTCTAATAAAAATCATCCAAAGAAACGATTGCGCCAGAGAGCATTTAAGCAACTATATGAAAGGGGGGAGATCGCTGATCCAGGGGACATATACATGTATGAGAACAACTATGTACAGTTCAATTTTAAGACCGGTGAGTTTAGGGTTTACTCACTTGATAAATACGATAGGGGCATTGGGAACTTCGGAGTCCCTGCCTCTATACGTGCATCAAGATTGATCGACAGATTAAAAAATGTATGGTCAGAGAATCCGTTGGTTTTGACCAGGTCAAATCATGAAACACAATTCATATATGTTAAATCACCTGTTATGTCATATTTAGGGACATTGTATAGTAAGATGATGGATGGAGAGTCAAAGTTTTTGCATCACAGTGACGATGGGTTGTTCGTGCTGCATTGCAAGGACGGTGTACTGATAGTTGAGAAAGACATATCAAGTTGTGATAGTAGCAATTCTTCATTAGTTTTCGATAAATTAGAAAAATTTGTACCAGAGGAGTTTAAAAGGGATATTCACGCGTTAGTTACCCAATGTACCAAATGTGTCGTGATTGGTTATGGACCGACTAAATTGAAGTTCAAGCCAAATGGACCATTTGAGTATTCTGGCACCACGTTGACTACCGTTTTGAACAACATAGCTAGTTTGTGTATAG